CAAAGCACGAGATAAGATATGGGCGCTTGAGAGTTACTTGCTAAAGCAGCGCCTGCACGATGCTTGATGATAAGCCAACCTTTAATTACTTTAGCTACGATGACTTTAAGTGTAAAGAAACAGGTGAGAATAAGATAGATGTGTCCTTTATCTATCGTCTTGATCGTCTAAGAGCACTGTGTGGTTTCCCTCTAGTGATCTCCAGTGGCTATAGATCCCCTAAACACTCCGCAGAGGTGTCTAAACCAGTAGGGTCTGTAGGTCAGCATACATTAGGTATTGCTGCTGATATAGCCTGTACTAACTCAGTACAACGATATAAGATACTTGATAATGCCTTTGATATGGGCTTTACAGGGATAGGGATGTCTAAGAACTTCATTCACCTTGACGATAGGGTGACTGGTGTTCCAGTTGTCTGGACTTATTAGTGACTGATCTTGCTATTAAGCTACTCCCTTGGCAACAAGAGGTATGGGATGATCCCGCTAGATTCCAGATAGTTGCTGCAGGTAGACGTACAGGTAAGTCAAGATTAGCTGCATGGAAGTTAATTGTCAAAGCACTCACTAAACGCTGCACTGTCTTCTACGTTGCACCTACTCAGGGTCAAGCTAGGGACATTATGTGGGAGACTCTACTGGAGTTAGCCCATCCAGTTGTAGCTACCAGCCATATCAATAACCTACAGATTAAACTAATTAATGGTTCCACCATATCCCTAAAGGGTGGTGACAGACCAGAGACCATGCGTGGTGTGTCTTTATTCTATCTTGTACTTGATGAATACGCAGACATTAGGCCTGACGTATGGCAGCAGATCCTTAGACCAGCCTTAGCTGACCAAAAGGGTGATGCACTGTTTATTGGTACACCTATGGGTCGTAACCACTTCTATGACTTGTACAAGTACGGTGAGATATCTGAAGATCCTGATTACAAGTCATGGCACTTCACCAGCTACAATAACCCACTACTAGACCCAGAAGAGATAGATGCAGCTAAGAGGCAGATGTCTTCCTATGCCTTTAGACAGGAGTTCATGGCTTCCTTTGAAGCTATGGGTTCAGAGATGTTCAAGGAGGAATGGGTTAAGTTTGGTGATAAACCTACTGAAGCAGGTGACTACTACATAGCTATCGACTTAGCTGGCTTTCAGGATGTGTCTAAGAAGACTACTAAGAAGAGTAGATTAGACAACTCAGCAATTGCCATTGTCTACGTTAATGAGAATGGATGGTTTGTAGAGGACATCATAGCTGGAAGATGGACACTGGATGAAACTGCAGCTAAGATCTTTAATGCTGTAGATGTCTACAAACCTATATCAGTAGGCATTGAGAGGGGTATAGCTAAACAAGCAGTTATGTCTCCACTCATGGACATGATGAAGCGTAGGAGCTTCTACTTCAGAGTAGAGGAGCTTACCCACGGTAACCAGAACAAGACCAATAGGATCATGTGGGCACTACAGGGCAGGTTTGAACATGGTCTAATCACTATAGGTAAAGGTGAGTGGAATGCACAGTTCTTAGATGAGCTATTCCAGTTCCCAGACAGTCTAACCCATGATGACCTTATTGATGCTTTATCGTACATAGACCAATTAGCTAAAGTTGCTTATATCGGTAACTTTGAAGAAACAGATGATCTTGAAATACTTGATCTAGTCAGCGGATACTAATATATGAAAGATTATAACGAAGGTGAGCTAGACGCATCCATTATTGATGAGTCCCTCGACGGCTGGATCATTAATAAATGTGATTCGTGGAGGGGCCACTTTGAGGCCAACTATAGCGTCAAGTTCGACGAATACTACCGTCTATGGCGGGGTATCTGGGACGCTGCTGACGTTACGCGACAGTCAGAACGCTCCAGAATCATTGCCCCTGCCCTGCAGCAGGCTGTAGAGTCCTCCGTAGCTGAGATTGAAGAAGCTACCTTTGGGCGTGGTTCATGGTTTGACATTACGGACGATGATGATGATCCAGAGAAGCAAGATATTGTACTCCTACGTAAGCAACTTCATGTTGACTTTAAGAAGACTAAGGTACGGAAGGCTGTTGGTGAGTGTCTTATTAATGCTGCTGTTTTTGGTACTGGCATTGCTGAAATATCTCTGCAGGAAGAAAAGGAAATGGTGCCGGGAACTCAGCCAATTATGGGCGGGGAACTCTCAGCGGTAGGTGTAAACATCAAGGACAGGACTGTTGTACGTCTGCGTCCCATTATGCCACAGAACTTCCTGATTGACCCAGTAGCTACTTCAGTGGAAGACGCTATGGGTGTCGCTGTAGATGAGTTTGTTAGCCGTCATTTGGTGGAGCAGTTACAGGAAAGTGGTGTCTACTACGATACTGACATTGGTATTGCTACTCCTGACTTTGACATAGAGCCAGATCAGGACTTAACTACCTTTGAAGACGATAAGATACGTCTTACTAAGTACTATGGCCTTGTACCACGGCACTTGCTGAAGGAAGCACAGAAGAAACAAGCTGATCATGAGGCTGAAGAAGGTGAAGAGTCTGAATTTGTAGACTTGAGTGACGAAGAAGAAGACGATTCTTACTACATTGAAGCTATTGTAGTCATTGCCAACGGTGGTATCTGTCTAAAGGCTGAAGCTAACCCCTTTATGATGCAGGATCGACCCATTGTAGCCTTCCCATGGGACGTTGTACCCTCTAGGTTCTGGGGGCGTGGTGTCTGTGAGAAGGGCTACAACAGCCAGAAGGCACTTGACGCAGAGATTAGGGCACGTATCGACGCTCTGGGCCTCACAGTGCATCCTATGATGGCTATGGACGCTACACGTATCCCGCGCGGATCTAAACCGGAGATTAGACCCGGTAAACTCCTCTTAACTAATGGTAATCCTGCTGAAATACTGCACCCGTTCAACTTTGGACAAGTTAATCAGATCACATTTGCACAAGCAGATGCTCTACAACGCATGGTACAGACCTCTACTGGTGCTGTAGACTCAGCAGGTATGGGTGTAGGCGACGGCACTGCTGCAGGGATGTCTATGTCCCTCGGTGCCATCATTAAACGGCATAAGCGCACGTTAGTTAACTTTCAGGAAGCCTTCTTAATCCCCTTTGTAACTAAAGCCGCATATAGGTACATGCAGTATGACCCTGAGACATATAAGGCAGCGGATTACAAGTTCAACGCTACTTCAAGCCTCGGTATTATGGCGCGTGAGTACGAAGTTACTCAATTGGTTCAGTTGTTGCAAACTATGTCTCCTGACTCTCCACTGCACTCTGCTCTGGTACAGTCTATTATAGAGAACATGAACCTGTCCAACCGTGAAGAACTCCTTGAGACTCTTAAGACGTCCAATGAACCTGATCCAGATGCAAAGAAAGCACAACAGGAAGCACAGCAAGCTCAAATGGCCTTCCAGCAGTCCCAGACTGATGCACTTAATGGTCAAGCACAGGAATCTATGTCCAGAGCTAAGAAGATTGATGCTGAAGCTGCTGCCATTCCACAGGAAATGGAGATCAATAGGATCAAGGCAGTTACCACTAACCTACAGGCAGGCTCTCAGGACGATAAAGAGTTTGAGAGGCGTCTAAAGATAGCTGACCTGAAGATTAAGGAGAAGGGTCTTATGCTGAAGGAGGGTGATAGTGCTAGAAACAAAGCAAATAGTGAATCAGCCTCTAAAGCAGAACAAGCCTTGATGTCTAGGTTAGCGCCTAATGGTCAATAGCGACGTTAAACTCCTTGCTGTACTGGATAAGGTAGAGAGGCAGTTCGCTAGTCTCTCCTTAGAGCGCGGTGAGCAAGGTTTAAAGGGGGACAAGGGTGACATAGGCCCAAAGGGAGAAAAGGGCGCTACGGGCACTACAGGAGCTGTGGGGGCTACCGGCAAAGCTGGCCCCTCCGGTGCAAAGGGGAATACAGGCCCAAAGGGTGATAATGGCATATCCATTGAGCAGGTAAGGCTGGACTTTGACAATCACTTAGTAGTAACTTTGAGTGATGGTTCAGAGATAGATGCTGGTGACGTAAACACTAGCTCAGACGGTCTTGGTAATCGCCCTATTAACGTAGCCCTGACTAAGACAGGCAACGCTGCTAAGGGTACTCAGTCAAGGATTACTTATGTTTCGTCCGTAGCTGACTTCCCTACACCTATAAACTCAGTTATTACCTTAGCTGCCGATGAAACATACTTTATCTGTGGTGATGTAGATATACTGGGTAATAGATTAGTAGGTGCTTTTAACACTTGCTTGCTGGGCACATCGTCTGAGAATGCTTTCTTAACGTCTACAGGCTTGGGCGTAGGCATCCCGCTGCTGTATACTGAATGGACTACACCAGTAAGGCATATAACCTTCAGGGACGTAGATACAGCTATTGAGATACGGGGCGCAGTTAATGCCCCCGTTGCTTTGGATTGGACAGGTGTAAACTTTGCTGACGTACCTAATGTTGGCTTAATAGATGGCGTTAGTAACTTTATCTTCACTAAAGGTGCCTTCCTGTCGGCAGCTAACTTACGTTTTGATGGTACTACCGGGACAGTATCCTTAGCGGATTCTATCTTTGTTGGCTCTGGGGTAGCTTCTACTCTTATTATTGCGGAAGATACTCTTGTAATAACCCGTAGAATAAGAATGATTTATTCGTCTGTAGTCTCTTTCGGGGGCACTGCCGGTATTGATATTAGTGCTTTAGCTACAATACCCACAGAAGGCTTTATTTTAGACACTGTTAATTTCTCCGGTGGGGGTACTTACCTTGTGGATGTAGATCAGAATTCCAATACAGCCCTATTTTCTAACTGTACTGGTATTATTAACTCTACAGTAAATGGTCAGTTATACATGACGGGGAATACCACGGCCACTGTAGTTTCTGCTACGAATACTTTCTATAAAGTATTGGGAACTACCACAGCTTCCGCAGAAAACAGCAAGTATGCCCACGCGGATAATAGGTTAACAAATAGAGCTACTGTAGAACGGAGATACTTAATCTCATGTCAACTAGCCTTTACTGCAGGGGCAAATAACGTCTGTGAGTTTGGCTTCTATGACTCTAAGTTGGGGGCTATACGCACTCCGTCTAGAACAAAAACAACAGCTAACGCAGCGGGCAGAGCAGAAAATGTGGGCTTTTCCTGTGTAGTCCAGCATTCTGATGGGGAATACTTAGAGATACACGCAGCAAACACTTCCAGCACTACAGACATTGTTGTAGAAGCAATGAACATGGTTATAACTGACATTAAGTAAGGAGTAACAAATGGTATCGGATAGAACATTTACAGATGCACTTAATCAAATCAATCAGGCATTCACAGCACTGAATAAGAAAGTTGATCAACTGGAGGAGGAGGTACGCGTTCTCAAGGAACCTAAGATTGCAAGTAAAAAGTCTTGACTCCTTTAGATTAATATGTTATAATACCCCTGTAAGTAAATAACTTTAACCAACCCTGCCCCCAAAAGGAAAAGCAGTATGAGCGTAGAAGACAAAGAGTTTGAAGCATATTACAACACCATGATGGATCTATTCGGTTCTGAAGGGTGGAAGATCTTGCTGAAGGACTTAGAAGTAAATGGCCAAAATATCAACTCCGTAGAAGCTACCAAAGACTCAAATGATCTTTACTTTCGTAAAGGCCAGTTGACAATCTTAGCTAACCTACTGGGGCTTGAGAGTCAGCTTGTTACTTTACGGGAACAACGAGACACAGAAGCTGAAGCAGTAGACGCAGAGTAATGCGTATGCTCTTTGACTTTAAATGCCCAGAGAATCACATAGCTGAACATTACGTGAGCAGCGACGTGACTGAGTTCCTTTGTTCTGAGTGTGGTCTAACTGCCACACGCATTATATCCCCAGTTAGAGCTAAACTAGATCCTATCAGTGGGGACTTCCCCGGTGCTACCATCAAGTGGGCTAAGAACAGGGAGCAACAAATCAAGCACGAACGGAAGACAACCGATCAATAGGATCGAATCTTTCAATAAACTAAAATCTCCACAATACTTAGGTACGGAGTTTAATAATGGCAGCAGAAATTATAGATGAGCGTCAGGATACAGACGAAAACGAAGAGTCTCAGTTCTCTGAAGTAGAGGAAGCTCAACAGTACGTTGAGGAACCCTCCCAACAGCAAGAGGCAGTAGATGAAGTCCCAGACAAGTACCGTGGCAAATCAGCTAAGGAACTTGTGCAGATGCACCAAGAGGCTGAGAAGCTACTGGGTCGCCAAAGCACAGAGGTAGGGGACTTACGTAAGGTCGTAGATACATACATCCAGACACAACTCTCCACCACCAATAAGCAACAACAGGAAGAAACTGAAGACGAGATAGATTACTTCTCCGACCCAGAAGCCGCCGTTAAGAGGGCTATTGATAACCACCCTAAGATTAAAGAAGCAGCACAGTACAGTGACCAGATTCGGCGTACTTCTGCAGTAACAAATCTACAGGGCAAGCATCCGGACATGAAGCAGATCTTATCTGATCCTGCGTTTGGTGCGTGGATTCAAGGGTCTAAGATTAGGACTCAACTATTTGTTCAAGCTGACAAGCAGTACGACCATGAAGCAGCCGACGAACTCTTTTCCTTGTGGAAAGACCGGCGTGAAGTGGTTGCCAATACCGCTAATGCAGAGAAACAAAATAGGCAACAAGCCGTAAAGACTGCCTCTACAGGGGGTGCAAGCGGAAGTGCAGAGCAATCGAGAAAGTTATATCGACGAGCAGACATTATTAAACTCATGAAAGACGACCCCGACCGCTATCACGCTCTATCAGATGAGATCATGAAGGCGTACAGTGAGGGAAGGGTTAAAAACTAAATATTACGAGGTTTTAAATTATTATGGCTACTTCAACTTATCCCGCTACTGGCGGTTTTGTAGACAATACTTCCGCAGCTAAATTCATTCCAGAGATTTGGTCTGATGAGATCATTGCTGCCTACCAGACCAATCTGGTGTTGGCTCCACTGATTAAAAAGATGTCCATGAAAGGTAAGAAGGGCGATACTATCCATATCCCCGCTCCTACCCGTGGTGTTGCAAACGCTAAGGTAGAGAATACCGCAGTAACTGTTCAGAATGCCGTTGAGTCAGAAGTCATTGTCACTATCGACAAGCACTTTGAGTACTCACGTATCATTGAAGACATTACCGCTGTACAGGCTCTGTCTAGCTTGCGTCAGTTCTATACCAGTGATGCTGGTTATGCTCTGGCAAAGCAGATTGATAATGATCTGTTCCTGTTGGGCCAATACTTTGGTGACGGTGCTGGTAGCTGGGTTCACTCCAACGTGTACTACCCAGATGCTTCCACTGGTTTGACTGCTTACGCTGTTGACACTTTGGTAACTGCTGACGTATTTACTGATGCTGTGTTTCGTGGTCTGATCCAGTTGATGGACGATGCTGATGTCCCTATGGACAACCGTTCATTCATTATGCCTCCTTCATTGCGTAATGCAATTATGGGTGTTGATCGTTATGTATCCAGTGACTTTGTTGATGGTCGCGCAGTAGCTAACGGTAAGCTGGGCAACCTGTACGGTGTCGATCTGTACGTTACTAGCAACTGTCCTGTACTTGAGACTGCTGTTGAGAACGCTGCTGGTGGTGCTGTACGTGGCGCACAGTTGGTACATCGTGATGCTTCCGTACTTGTGGAGCAACAGGGTATTCGTTCACAGACCCAGTACAAGCAAGAGTTCTTGGGTACTCTCTACACTGCCGATACTCTGTACGGCACTAAGGTAGTACGCCCTGAAGCTGGTTTGGTACTTGCTGTAAACGGCTAAGAAGACTAAGGGGGCAGGGTGTAAAAACCTTGCCTACCTTTTATTTTTTATTTCAACGTAGAGTGAGCAGCAGCAATGGCTAGACTAGCACAAGACACAGACGCTAAGGGCATTCAAGTACTGCGCCCTACCACCACGGAAGCACTTGCCATCTCCGGTACAGTAGCTACTTCCACAGCATTCACACAGGACGTTGTACGCATCGTATCCACTACCGATTGTTTTTATTCATTGGTGGGTACAGCTACTACCTCTTCAGTATTCCTCCCGGCCTATGTAGTGGAGTTTGTCCATACGTATGCCGCAGATACCCTCTCAGTAATTACCTCAAGCGCCACAGGAACAGCCTACCTCACTGAAATGGTATAATCTATGTACTCAGTTAATTCAATGACATTGGGTACACGCAGGATGGACAGGGGCGAAAGGTTGCTGAGGTCTGCACTGGTCGACCTGAACCAGACAGGCATCACCAGCTCAGCAGGCGCAGTCACCCGCTGGCGTAACATGGCTAACCGTAATCAGGCAGCATACTTCAATGGCACAGATGCCTATGTGAGTACACCTGACAGTGGTGCCTTGGCGTTGACTGGGGCTGTGCAGACTT